CCGTCGGCCAGTCTCTGTGTACCGGCAGTATTGGTTGCTGAAGGAGCGTACGAAGTTGAAGCATCGATGCTCTCCTGGTCGGACCACCTGATATACATGTCGTCCTGTGTTGTCGTTGTTCCAATAGTTGTCTCCGTTCCAAAAAACACTAAGTGCCTGTCGGGTGTTGAAACGAGTGTCTGTACTGATGCCGTTGGCGCATTGGCAAGAATCGTTGCCCTTGTTGATGTTGATCCGTCCGAATCCCATTCAAAAGTTGCACCGTCCGTAATTGTTGCAATCAATGTATTTCCATAATTGTCCAGGGACCATAGACCAGGGGCCGTGATTACGTCTCCAGTTTGAGATGCACCCCATTTAGTATAGTCCGATGCATCGGTTACTGAATCTCCATCAGAGTGACTGGCCGCCGTCGTGTTATCTGATCCTCTTGTAACTCCTGATAAAATATTTGTTCCAGTAGCATTGGCGGTATATGTCATACGTTCACTGTTAATTAAAATTGTTCCTGAAGAAGGAAAGGCTGATGAATTTGCCAAAGTAATACTTGTAGCACTTGAGTTAATGCCACCATCCAGAGTTGACGTTGCTTCACCAGCAACAGTACCACCCCATAAGCCTAAACCCCAACCAGCAGCTGATTCTTCAACTGCAGGACCCACAGAATAATAATGTTTAACCCTTACACCTCCAGATGTGGAAGCTCCTGATCCAGATTCATTGGATCCCATTTCAATGGTAATCGTTGTAGAAGTAGGAACCGTTGCCACTTGAAAAACTACATCGTTAAAATCACTGGCACCAAAATCAGAATTAGTAATAGTACTCCAGTTATCCAAAAGAATAATATCTCCCTTGGTAATACTGTGATCTGATGCAAAAGTGATCGTAACCGTTGCATCGCTTTGTGTTGTTGTAAAGGCGCTGGTTAATGTATTGGTACTTTTAATGGGAGTAATATCGTAAAAAGCTCCACCAGAGTATATATATAAAATTCTATTTGTGCCAAGTGCTGCATACTTAATGCCGCTGGCATTGACAAAATGGTGTAGTGCCGTGTTTCTCCCCGTAAGAGTAGCATCTCCCAATTGTGCCCAGCCACCTATTTTTTCAGGAAATCCATATCTGAAACGTACGTAGTCTCCACCAATCCATTGCCCCTCGCCGCCAGTTGCTGTGACCTGCTTGTTGAATCCTGGTTGTATTCTAATTTTTTGTAGCATAATTATCTCGCGTTACAAGGTACTCCGTTTGAATTTACGAATGGTGCTTCTGCGAAAGCCATGTA